TTAGTATCCTTTTAAGGCGTTCATACGAGCTTCAGATTGTCCTTTAGCGTCTTTTTTCTCACCTTTATACACTGCTGATTCCCATGATCCGTATAGAGGGTTAGGGAAAATTATGAATTTCTCACCAAACTCAGCTTTTAATTGTTCAAACATTTTATCTCTATCAGCTTCTGATTTAGTAGAGAATTCAGCGAAGTCGACTAAGTTATCCCCAAATAACATAACTAGGTTAGTATGTTTCATAACTTCTTGTCGACGTCCTTCTTTAGATTTATCACCTTCTTTTTTAAACATTAGGTGATCACGTCCTTGAACTGGTATACCTTGTGCTTCAAGGTTTTTAATAGTTGCATCTACTTGTGAATCAGTTCTGTCAGAAATGTAGTAGATTTGAACTTTGTTTTTATCTGCAAATTGTAAGAATTCTTTAGCTCCAGCTACAGGTTTTGCTTCGGCTTTTTGAACCCATTCATCCCAACTTTTTGGGTTAAATGCAGTTCCATCTTTAACGTTTTTAACTTGGTACGGAACATTATCTAATACTGTTTCATCTAAGTCTAATACGATAGAGTATGGTTTATCAGTAGGCTGTTTTAGTAATTCTTTTAATCTACTAGTAGCAACATTGTAACCTTGTTGGTATAAAGCATCTACTTCAGCAGCGTTTTGATACCAAAGTGCTCCCATTGTATTTTCTCTTGATCTAAGTTGATCATAAGTAAGAGTTATTTTATTATCTCCACTCTTATTTTCTTCTTTTTTTTCTTCAGTTTTTTGAGCACATCCAGTTGCAAGAACAACTGTAGCTAATACTGAAGAAATAGTCATAACAAGTTTTTTATTTTTCATAATATATATAGCTCCTTTTGTTATCTACATATACAAGTATATTGTATAAATATAAAAAATTCAATGCGAATTTATTTTTAAAAAATTCATAAATTAAATATTTTTTTATAGAAAACAGAAGTTATCTAAGAAAACGCTTTATAAAATGATAATTAAATAAAAATAATAATATTATTTTTTTAGGTGGTTAATTAGCTAATCTTAGAAAAATTATTTATATTCTAAAATATATAAATAATAGTGAAATATTATAAAAGACACGTACTGGAACTGATTAAATCAATTCTGGTATGTGTCTTTTTTTGTTAGTAGGGAATAAATGGGGAAAGGTTGTTAAGGTTATTTCTTAAGTTGATTTTCATATTCTCAGTAACGTGAGTATAAATCGATAATGTAGTTTTGATATCAGAATGTCCTAATCTTTGTGATATTACCTTTATAGGTACATTTTGTTCAATTAATAAAGCAACGTGAGTGTGCCTAAAAATATGAGTGTGAATTTTAAAAGGTTTTAAATTATTTAAAATTGTCATATAATTTATCTTAAATATAAATTTATTGGAAGATACATAATCAAGCAATAATTTAGCTATAAAATCAGATATTTCTATTGTTCTTATGCTTGCTAGTGTTTTAGGCGAACTCAGTTCTCCATTCAGTAATTTTGTTTTGCTAACAGAAATAGTTTTATTTTTAAAATCCACATCATCTGGAGTAAGTGCTAAGACTTCTCCTATTCTTAATCCTGTGTGTAACTGTAAAATAGCAATACTCCTAACAGTATTGTTTTTAATTTTTTTCAAAATTCCAGGTATTTCATCCTTTTCTAAATATTTAACTTTTTGCAATTCCAACGCTTTCTCTTCTTTAGTAAACTTGAAATCAAGTCTTACATTAAAATTCGACACATAGTATTTTTTTATAAACTGGAAAAAGTTATTTAATACCATGCAGGTTAATTTGATAGCATTAGGGGATAATTTCTCCCTCATTTCCAAAAGCATTTTATCATATTTTATTTTAGTGACATTCTCTAATCTTTCATTATCATCTACTACTTTTATTCTTGTTTCATAAGCTAAATAAGAATTATAAGCTAAAGTAGGCTTTTTAAACTCAAGATATTTTTTTTTATAATATCCTAAATTGTGATACTCTTGTCCTGGATTTAAAATCTTATTAATCTTTTCTTGCAATTCCTCATATGCTTCTTTCTCAGTAGCACGTGTCTTATTATTTTTAACTATTGAAACACGTCTGTTTTTTCCGTCCTTATCCTTAAATGATTGAACGTATCTGTATTTTCCATTGTGTGTTATTTCTCTGTACATAACAAATACACATCCTTTCTTGATTTTAAGTAGATGTGTGTGATATACTTATATTGTGTCTTATGTGTATATCATACACATTCTTTTGAGATATTGCAGTATCTCATTTTATCCTTTGCTTTTGCAGGAGTAGAGGATTTTTATTTTGTTTAAACTGGCCGAATTCGACTAGTTAAAATAGTAAATTACTTTACAATATGATATAATGATTTTATAGAGGCTTCGTGTAGAAATACACGATTATTTTAAAAGATATTTAAAATATCGCCTTTTTAAAATCGATTTTTTAAAGGTAAGGAGTTCTATCCTTTAGTAGGTGCTTAATAGTACCTACTTTTTTTATTTAAAAGAAAAAGAAGCCTTTATCCAATGATACAAGACTTCTTCACGGTGGGCATAGCCCTATCTGATATCATTATAACAAATATTTTATTATAAATCTAATTTAATATTTTATTTATTCTACATTTGATATTTTATCGAAAAATTCAATTATTTCTTTAGCTTGAACAGTAGTACCTCTATATGTAATACTATCTTTTTTAACAGGTTTATCAATTAAATTGATTTTGTATGTACCTTCATTTAAACCGGTAACCGTAAATTCAATTGTTAACTCAGTAACTTGATCTTCTAGTTTTTTCTTACCAGTTAAGCCTCCGATTATCATTCCAGTACCACCTAAAAGTAATCCTCCAGCGGCTACACGTCCTATTGAAACACCACCTTGAGCAACCTTTGCTCCATCTTCGATAACTTTATAATCAACTAATTCATTAAATTTGAAAACTTTGAAATAATCAGTATTTATTTTAAATGATTCTGTTATTTCATCGACTATCAATCCTCTTAAAGTTAAAGTTTTCTTAAATTCTTCTCTTCTAATTTTGTTTTCTTCTGATTTTTCTTTTGATTTAATTTTTAATTCTTCTTTTTCTTTTTTCTTTTGTTCTTTTAACTCTAATTCTTTTTGTTTACGTTCTTGTTTAAGACGTTCTTTTTCTGGATTCTTTTTAAAAAACATAATATATCTCTCCTTTATATTTTTATTTGTCTAATTCGATACGTTTTCAGTTTATAAATAACTCTTTGTTTGATATAATTAATAATATGAATTGAGGTGGTATAAATGAATTATCAATATTTCCGTAAGAAACCTGTAATAATTAAAGCTTATCAAACTTCTAAAAAATTAATAATTAAGACTTTAGAAGGCGATATGATAGCTTCCAAAGGTGATTGGATTGTTACAGGCGTTGACGGAGAACAATATCCAGTTAAACCAGATATTTTTAAAAAAACATATGAACTTGTAAAAGATTAATTAATAACATTTAAAATAGATGCTTTAGAAAAATCTAATGCCCATTTTGCCCCTATACCATAAAGATTTGTAGGGGTAAAATAATGTTTTTTTATTTTTACAGCTATTATCTTTTTGTTTAATTCCTTAGCTTTTTCTATTTCCCATGCTACCCACTCAGATTTATATGTTTGTTCTCCTATCAAACATAAGAATACATCAGATTTTTTTATCTTTTCCAAAATAACTTGTTTAATATAGTAAGCGCTAGTTGAATTAATAGAAGTTCCTACTGAATTATCATAGAAAGATATTTCAGGAAAATTTTTATTTTCAGACCATGCTACAAGTAAGTTCTTGTGTGTTCTTCCTTCATAATCATCTTTATAGCTTACAAAAAGTTTATTTGCCATTTAATTCTCCTTTTTATCATTATTAGTTTGTAAATTAGCCCAGTTTATATTTTCGTTAGATATAATAGTTTCACATCTTTCTACTAATGTTATATTCGGATATTTTTCATCTCTATAAACTCCGCTTTTAAAGAGATACATAAATTTCTCTTGTTTTAAAAGTTCAGATGTTTTTCTATATTCTATCCAATTTTTTTGATGATTAAATAAACTTATCATACCTTCAAAAAATAAGATACCACTTGATAGTATAACCGAAATAAGTTTAAAATTTTCATGTAAAAAACAAGATGTTATAGGTATGAATATACTAAATGTTATCGCTCCTGATTTTAAAATTTTAAACCACATTTGATGATGTGCACTTTTTTGATCATACCAATCTATCTGATTATCCAATCTATCATTTATATATTTTTCTATGTCAAATTCTTTCATATTTAAAACTTCCTTTAACTTGTTAATCTCTTTATAACCTTATTTTTGTTCCATTTCTGAAAGTTGTTACGATATTAGTAGCATCATATGGTGATATATTTTTATAGATTAGAAAGTTACGAAGTCTGTTGAATAAAGCTGTTTTACTTATTTGTACTTCTTTTTGTATTTCGTCATAGCTATATCCTTTTGTTATTAGGTCTACTATTGTTTCATCAGGTAAATATAGAATCGAAGCTACTATATTTGCTTCATCTTCGAACGGTTGCATTTCTTTTGGGTATTCACCTACTATCATATCGTTATTAAGTGACATGAATGCTCTGTTCTTATTCCCTTGTAAATGACAATAAACGTGACTTAATTCATGCAATACGGTGAATATAATTCTTTCTAAATATCCTGTAGACTGATTTATCATTATTACGTACTTGTCTTTTTTGGGTATGATCATACCTGAACATTTTTTGATAAATTCCACATCTACTCCTTGGATTAAGTTTGTGTTTAGCAACTTTCCAAAGTAGTCGTTTATTTTTGGTTGTATCCCAAATTCTGGATACTCTACATCAAATAGAACAAATTTAATATTATATTTCTTCCTAAAATGGTTAATTATGTGTTTGTATGTGATTAGTTTAGGAGGAAGTCCTATTTCTCCCAGTATTTCGTATGCTTTTTGTCGATATTGTAAATATCTGTCTTGGCTTACGATGTTGTATTCATGTTTTTTCATTAATCTCCTTTCCAATTATCATCATCGCTTAGTAATGCTTCTGCGACTGAAAATAATTTGTCTAGTGATTTGTTGAACTTTTCTTTTTGTGAATCGTTCATCCCGTCTGTTTGTTTCCTAAACATAGCGACTAACTGTTGTTCATATTGGTCTTCTTCTGGTTTTTCTCTACCTAGTAGGTAGTCGACTGATACGTTGAAGTAGTCGGCGACAGCTTCTAATCCTTTAGAGTTGGGTGAAGCTTTCCCCCAACGCGCGATAGTTCCGTTAGATAGTCCTATTTCTCTTTCTAATTCAGCAAAACTCATATTTTTTCTAGCTGCTAATTGTCTGATTATATGAACTGTACTCAAGGTTTTCACATCCTTTTTTAGCTTTAAAATTAAAATAATTAATTTTAAACTTAAAAAAAAGTTGACAAATAAGTTTAAATCTATTATAATAAAATTAAGCTAGTTATTTAGCTAATAAACAACTTAAATAAAATAACGTCGGGAAACGTTTGTAACACTAATAATATAGTTTTATTTATTGGTTTATTTAACTATGCTTAAATTTTAGCATAAAACTTAATAGTTTGTCAATAGTTTCATTTAAAACTTTAATTAAAAACTTAAGGAGGTGAAATCATGTCAGAAGAATTTTACAGAGAAGTAAAGTATAAATTAGAGCTTAAAAAGAAAACAATAACTTGGCTTTCTAACATGGTGGGTATTTCTGTTCCCTATACAATTGATATTTTAAAAGGAAAGAGATCACCAAAAGAAAGAATTGAAAAAATTGAATACATTTTAAGAGCCGAGGGAATAATTTAGAAAGGAGTAGGGGTTATGAATATTTATACAGAATTTGTTACAACTGTGCTAACGGCACTTATAACAACAGTTATTACTACCTTAACAATGATGTTATATCATTTAAGGAAAATTAATAAATTAATTAATAGCGTGTTTACTGAATTAAGAGAAGTGTATAAAAATTAGGAGGTGAAAACAATGGAGATAAAGAAAATTATATTTTTAGATGATACTTGTTTTGAAAATTGTATTCTATCAAATGATATTCCAAAAGAAATAGCCGAAGTATCAAGTAGTTTTGTGAAATTAACTTTTGATAAATCGACTATTAAATATGTAAATTTAGATTATATACAACTAATTATACCTAAGAGTTTAAAAGTTATTTCTTAAAATACAAGGAGGTGATCAAATGTATAAAGCGTATGAAGATAAGATTCAAGAACCAGAAAATTGGTTGACTAGAAGCGAACTGAAGAAGTTCTTAAAAATGGATAAGTCGACACCAAAATTCAACGCTTATATTCAAGAGTTAGAAGGACTAGAGAATTCATATGAATTTATGCAAGGTTTGATTGAGACTAATATTACTTACCATAAAATAAGAGTTTACAATTACATCAATCAAAAAGAGCTTGACAAAAAACGTGAAAAACGATTAAAGAAAGGAGCTTAAGATATGAATAACTTAAGAAGAAGAAAATTCAATACTTACTACTGGACTTGCACGGTTATAGCTGTTTGTGTATTCATTTTAAGTAATATTGAATGGGGAACAATACTGGCACTGCTACTGGGAGCAACATTATTACCGTTCTATATATTAGATGAACGTGGTAAATATGCATTTGAAGACGGTGAAAGCAATGACTAGATATAAGGTTAGTAGAAAAAACAACATTAAATACAGTATGAAATTTAGAGAGTTGCTAATCGATAAAATAGAACAACTAAAAATCAAACCTACTGAACTATCTGAAATAAGCGGCGTGCCAAAAACGTGTATTTACAATTTTAGATACAGCATTAATGCAACATTAAGATTTGATTATGTTGTGAGATTAGCAAACGCATTAGATATAGATTTAAATAAATTGAAAGGAGCATAGAAAATGATAGTTATTAAGGGTGAACATTTAAACGTTGAGAGTGAACTATTTGATCATGTGAAAATTACAAGTGATAACTTAGTAGCAGCTTTATCTAGAATGTATTTAAAAAGTAATTGTGATTTTGTTGAAGAATTTTTAGATTACATAAAAGATGAAAGTATTTTAGTTTATATAGAGAAGAAAGGAGCATAGAATGGAAAATTTAAAACTATACAATAAATTAGTAGAATTACAAATTATTCAATATGAAGTAGATAAACACATGGAATTCTGGGAAAGAGAAAAAATAATAACAGCATTAAGTGAAGAATTTCATGAGTGGTACAATGCCATTGGATTTTTCAAAATTTGGAAAAAGCATAAGACACCAGTTGAGAAACAACTAGATGAATTAGCTGATTGTCTAGCATTCGCATTGTCGCTATTAAATGATGATGAAAAGCATTTTGAAATTGATAGATGTGTAACTGTGTTAAATAGAAATAATGAACAACACATAAAATTAATGAGAAATGAAATTGAACATGGTGAGTTATTCTCAAAACGTGTACACAATACAGTTTACAAGCAATCTGTTGGATTTGCTATTGAATTAATTCTAAACATTGCAATGATTTATTACAGTTTTGATGAATTGTTTGAAGCTTATAAGAAAAAATCATTAGTGAATATTCAACGTCAAAAAGAGGGGTATTAGAATTTGAAAAGAAATCAAGATGAAAATATCAACAAAAAACAAGTTGGACGACGTATTCTGAATATTAGAAGACGCAACTTTTTAACTTTAATTGAATTTGCACAAAAGGTTGGAGCTAGTAAAAGTAGTGTGTCTGACTGGGAACAAGGTTTTCGACTTCCACCAGAAGATGCTTTAACTAAAATAGCTATCATGGGTAATACGACTGTTGATAAGTTGCTTTATGGTGATGGTAAGAACGATGTTGAAGAAATATATCAACGACTTATTAAACTACCAGAAGCGGATATATTAGAAATATTTAGAAGAGTGCATAATAAATTTAAATTAGGAGGAGAATGGGAATGTTAGTAAATATTAACGATGATATTTTAGAATTATTAAAATTAGATGATTTAGAAGCAACTAAAGACAATAAGCAGATAATAGAAAACACTGTGAACGCATATATATTAGGTGGAATATTGACCGCTTTAGAATACGGAAAAATCGATGTAAAAGAAGAGGATATTTTAAGCATGATGGATTATTACAAACAAAAAATGACATTGCACGTTATGAGACTTATGTTATCAAAAGACTTCAAGGCAGGTTATAAGATATAAAAAAATAGCCGTTCGGGAAAACGACTACTTATAAAAATATTCAATTTTAAAATAACACAAACAGGAGGAAAAATCAAGTGACAAAAGATAATATTAATCCTAATCATTACAAGATAGGCAATTTTGAAACAATAGATTTAATTCAAGATGTTGTAAAAGACTTTGGTAGTGTGTGTCAAGCTAACATCTTGAAATATGGAATTAGAGCAAATAAAAAGCATGATGAACCGCAGGACGACATCAAGAAGATAATTAGATACTGTGAATTTTGGTTAAACGATTTAGAGGGCCTTAAAGCAAGTGAAAAGCGTTCTGAAAAGATAGCGGTGTTTGATAAGTTAAATGATTTATTAACAGATCAAGAGAAAGATGTAATTAACGATAAAAATATAAAATGTATCGTGCTAGATGGTGCTGAAGTACCAGAAGAGTTAGTAAAAGATGTAATTAATAGATTAGGAGCATTAGTATATGGAAAATAAAGAAATAGTTTTAGATGAACTTAAAGAACTTTATACGGAAGGATATATCTTTGGTGATATAGCACATTTTCACGATACATTTACATACGAAGACACAGGGGTAAATAAAGCTTATCATGAATTGTCAGAAGATGAAGAATTAGAAGTACTAGAAGAGTACATAAAATACAGAAAACAAAGGAGATTATTAAATGAATAGAATAATTAGCGAAGAAAGATTAACAACACTTTTAAATAAGGAAAATATGCTTTCTAAAATTGAAATAATAGATGATGGAAATACATTTGAAACAGTGACTGAGGAAGATTTAAGCCAGTATGAACCAGTAGAAATTAAAATAAATAGTGCTATGAAAAAGTTACAAAAATCTAGACTAGACTGGCAGTCAAAAACACTTAAGAAAAGTGGTTATAACAAATTCCAAAACTTTAAATATTTTGTGTTAAAAGATATTTTGCCAACTGTGAATGAAATATTTCACAAAAACGGATTATATAGCCAGTACAATTTAACAAAAGACTATGCAGAACTGATTATCACAGATACAGCTACTGGAGATTATTTAAGTTATAAAATACCTGTACAAAAATTAGATAATCCAACTATGCAAAATATAGGAGCTATTAACACATATTCAAAACGTTACTTATACATGAATGCTTTAGAGATTGAAGAAGATGAAGATGAATTAGATAGTCAAGATTTAGGTAAACCAGTTAAGAAAGAATCTAAAGAAGAACTGATCAAAAAAATATCAGAAGCGTTAGGTGAAGCTAAATTAAATACATGGTTAAAAACATCTAAAAAAGAAAAAATTGAAGACTTTACTGTAGAGGAGTTAAGCAAAGTATGGAACAGTTACTCAAAAAATATCAAGAAGTAAAATTAGAACTTAAACTATTAGAATCAGAAATTAAAGAACAATTCTTACTGATGAATACTGAAAAGTATGAAGTAGGAGAGTTTAAAGTTGTTAAGAAAAAACCTTATATTAGACAGTCGTTTGACAGTAAGAAATTTAAGGAAGATAATCCACTATTATATTTAGATTATATTAAAGAAACGGAAGTAAAAGAAAGTGTCTCTATTTCAGTATGATGATGTAACACATACTTACTCTTATATGGGACGTGTTATCCCTTCAGTAACACAATGTATTAAATTAATTTTAGGTGATAAATATGGTGATGTGCCGAAAAGTATTTTAAGGAAAGCTGCGGTGTATGGTACTAGAGTTCATAAGATATTAGAAGATTTAGAAGATGGAATAGAATATCGTGGACTTAATCTATATGAGAAAAATGCAGTTGAGCAATACAAGAAAATTAAAGATTTTGAAACTATAGAAAAAGAGATCTTTGTAAATTATAAAACTGTGTATTGTGGAAGAGTGGACGGTATAGGTAAAAACATAATTTATGATATTAAAACAACAACTAAATTGGATGTTGATTATATCAGTTTGCAGTTATCACTATATTTACTAGCCTATGATGAAGATAATTACGAAAATTACACAGGTTATGTCTTGTGGTTGCCGAAAAGAGATGCAGGAAAAAAGATTGAAATACCACTTAAGACTAAAGAAGAAATACTGGATATTGTGGAGCTTATAAAATGTTTGTGTTAAGAGATTATCAGAAAAAAATAATTAAAGATACATTTCAAGCTTTACATACTCACAAAGCACCTTGTGTGGTTGCACCTTGTGGAGCAGGTAAAAGTGTAATCATAGCAACAATTATTAAAATGTTTACCGATAGAAAAGCTAATGTATTGTTTTTAGTTCATGTTAAAGAATTACAAGAGCAGATTAAAAACACGCTTATTAATGCTGGGGTTAACACTAATTATGTAAATGTTGCTATGGTTCAAACACAAGTTCGTAAAACTTCTGATAGGACTGATTATAAATTAATCGTTACTGATGAAAACCATCATAGTTTAGCTAATTCTTACGTTAAAATATACGAACGCTATTCAAACGCTAAAAGAATAGGATTTACAGCTACACCGATTAGACTTAACGGTGGTGGTTTAGGAGATGTGAACGATATTCTGATAGAAAGCGTTGATGTACAGTGGCTTATAGAAAACAATTTTCTAGCACCGTTTAAATATTTAGCACCTTCTGTGATTGATGTTGATAAACTAAAACTTTCTAAAGGTGAATACTCAAATAAAAGTATTGATGGAAGTTTTAAAAAATCTATATTAGGTGATGTTAAGAAAATATACGATAGGTATTTAAAAGGTTGTAAGACAATAGTCTATTGTCACAGTATTGAACATTCTGAAGTAGTAGCGAAAACGTTAGGAGGAGTTACCTTACACAGTAAGATTGATAAATATACGAGGGATAGAATCATTAATGATTTTAGAACAGGAAAAGTAAATGTACTGTGTAATGTTATGGTGTTAGGTGAAGGCTTTGATGTTCCAGATTGTGATGCAGTTATATTACTACGTCCAACAAAATCATTATCACTATTCATTCAACAGAGTATGAGGTGCATGAGGTATAAACCTAATAAGCAAGCTATCATTGTTGATATGGTTGAAAATTACAAAGAACACGGTTTACCCGATACTCCGAGAACGTGGAGTCTAGAAACTAAACCGAAAAGCGAACGTCCGACAGTTCGTTCACAAATGTGTATTAACTGTTTATCAGTAGCGGAGACTATTAAAAATCCTTGTCAGTATTGTGGATATGTCAAGGAAGTTCAAGAACATACTATTGATGTTATTGATGAAGATATAGAGTATAGAGACATAAAAAAAATTAAACTGGAGTATATTCCAGAACTTTCTGAAGTTAAAAATATACAAGATTTACAAAAAATTCAAAAAGCAAAAAATTACAAACCTGGATGGGTATACCATCAAGCAAAAATTAGAGGATATTTATAAATTAAAGGAGATTAAAATAATATGGCAATCAAAATGAATTACAATGCAGGATTTACAGTTACACCAGAGGGAGTTTATACAGTATTAGTTGAAGATATCTCAGTAGAGACATCAAAAAATGGTAATGAGTATCTAGCGTTAAAGTTAGCAGTACAAAATAGTGAATCTGTTAAAATTATCAGAATGTCTTACTGGCAAAATCAAGATACAGGAGAGTATAGACTGTATGATTTAATGAATATTGCTAAAGCATATGGAATTCCAGAAGAGACTGAATATCAAAGTTACGATGAATTCTTTGCTGCGTTATCTGAACATAGCGAAAAACCTATTTCTGTTAGAGTAGAACACTATACTAATCCTAATAATGGTAAAGTAAGTATCAACTTAAGAGATATTAAACCAGCAGATGACCTTGAAGATTTAGTAAATCCATTCATTTAAGAGGTGTTAAATGATACCTAGTGAATTACAAGATTTAAAGCAGTGGTGTTGCTATAAGTTAGTTAAGCAAAAGAACACTGAAAAATTAAGTAAGCTACCTATTAATCCAGAAACAAAAAAAGGTGCAAAGAGTAACGATCCATCAACATGGGTTGATTATGATACAGCATTACTTTATGCAGATGAATATGATGGAGTGGGATTTTTCTTCACTCCACCATATGTTGGAATTGATATTGATAGCGTGAATTTAGATAAAATTGATACGAAAACATTAGAAATAATTAATACGCTTAACAGTTACACAGAAGTATCTGTTAGTGGTAAGGGACTACACATTATAGTACGTGGTTCAATTCCTGGAGGAGTCAACAGGAAAGGTACTCTTGAGATGTACCAAGAAGCAAGATTTTTCGCTATGACAGGAAATATCTTAAAAGGTTGTCCAGATGAAGTATACGACAGACAACAAGAGCTAGAAAAAATCTATAAAAAATATATGGAACAACCAAAAATAGTAATGGACTATGGTGTTCAAGATAAGAGGATAGTTAATTTTAATGATCTTTTAAAAGTTAAAAATGAGAAGTTCAGAAAATTATATAGCGGTGAATTTAATGAATATCCTAGTCAATCTGAAGCAGATTTAGCATTCTGTTCTATGGTTGCATATTTCACAGATGGTAATGTTGAATTAATTGATAAAGCAGTAAGAGAGAGCCAGTTATACCGTGAAAAATGGGATAAAAAACACGGTGCTGATACTTACGGTAATTTAACGATTAAAAAAGCGTTAAACGGATATAAAAAGCGTGAATTTTTACCAGAATTATACATGGATAAACATTATCCGTGGGATGATACAGGAAATGCGGATAGGTTCACAGATATTTTTAAGGATAGAGCTTTGTATTCTTACACTAATAAAGGTTGGTATTTATACGATGGTAAGCGTTGGGTATTCGATACATTAGGTAGGATAAATGATTATTTTGAACAAAGTGTAGTTGTTTTAAAAAAACAAGGCTTTCCGATGGATAAGCTAGAAGGTGAGTTTATCGAAGACTATGAAAAACGTATTAAGAAGATGAAAACAGCCTTTGAAAAACATTTAAACTACTCTAGAAGTAATAGAGGGACAGTTGCAGGTATCAAGCAAGCGATGTATAAAAATTCAATAGATATAAGTGAATTTAACAGTAATGATATGTTAATTAATTTAGAAAATTCAGTTTATGATATGGTGAGTGGTATGAATATACCGCATGATGCTAGTTTTAAATTCACTAAAAAAGCTAATGTTAACTATGATGAGAGTAAAAAATGTCCACGTTGGGAACAATTCTTACTTGAAATATTTGAAGGTGATACAGAGCTTATTAAGTGGATACAAAAAGCATTAGGTTACTCACTAACAGGACTGACAACAGAACAGGTAATTTTTATCTTAAACGGTAACGGTAAGAACGGTAAGTCAGTATTTATGGATGTGGTAAGTCACATATTTGGAGATTATAGAGCTAACATCCAACCAGACTCACTTATGGTTAGACAAAGCCAAGGTGCTAATAGTGATATTGCAAGGCTTAAAGATGCTAGATTTGTAACTACAGTTGAGAGTAACGATGGTATGAGATTTAATGAAGGTTTAGTTAAGCAGTTAACAAGTGGAGACACAGTAACAGCTAGATTTTTGCATGCTAATGAATTCGAGTTTACACCTAAATTTAAATTGTGGATGGCAACAAACCACCGTCCTATAATTCGTGGGACTGACAAAGGTATTTGGAGACGTATTCGTTTAATTCCGTTTACTAGAGAATTTACAGATGAAGAAGTTGATCCAGATTTAACTTCTAAACTTTTAGCTGAGAGTGATGGAATATTGCAATGGATGCTTAAAGGTTTAGAGTTATGGCAGAAAGAAAGATTAGGTATGTGTTCTAAAATTCTTATGGCAAATAAAGAATATAGACAGGAAATGGACGTTGTAAGTACATTCCTTGATGAATGTGTTAGTAACAATTTAGGTAAAGAAGTCAAAGCAGCTGAATTATATCAACACTATAAAAATTACTGTGCTCAGAACGGATTTTTCGTCCTAACCTCTACTAAATTTGGGAGAGAGATGGATAATAAAGGATATATAAAAGTTCATAAGCGAACAGGTAGATTTTATCAAGATATAAGTATGAGATTTTAAGAGTGTGAATAGTGTGAATAGTTTAATACTATTTCTATATTATTTACATATAGAAAAATATAAAAAAAGTATATATAAAAAATATAGAAAACGGCGAAAACTATTCACACTATTCACACATTAAAAAATAGAGGTGATATTTTGAAAGAAACAGACATTCAAAACACTATTAGAAATGGGATTAATGATATTGCAGTTATCTTTAGAATTAATGTTGGTAGTTTTAAAGTTGGAGATAGAATTATTTCAACAGGAGTTCCAAAAGGCTTTCCAGATTTATTCGGATTTAGAAGAACAGACGGAAAAGCGATTTTCTTAGAGGTGAAAACTCCGAAAGGAAAGCTTAGAAAAGAACAAGAAGTCTTTAAAAAAGCATTATCAAAACAAAATGTAATATACGGTGTTGCTAGAAGTTTAGAAGAAGCAAGAGAAATAATTTTACGTACTTAAAATTTGGAAGCATTTAAACCGCTTCTGAGCGTTTTAAAGTTAAAAATGAGTAAATTATACAAAAAATAATTTTCAAACGATTATAGAGGTAAAATTTTAACGATTTGAGGTGTTTTATGATGAAAGGTATAAAAAGAATTGTAAACATAGAAGAAGGAATTAGTTTGTTATTGGCAAAAGTTATTAATGATTTTTTAAATAAAAATTTAAAATCGTATGAAGAAGAGTATTTGAAAGATAATGAATATGTAATTGATATAAAGTTTGAAAAAGGATTAACAGTAGTTGAACCTGGATATCAAACATTCTACACAGCTTTTATTCTTATTGGTGAAAAGAATGACCAACTTACAAAAGATAATGGATAAGAAAAATATAACTGATCAAGAATTAAGTGAAAAATCTGGAGTACATTTCAACACTATTAGATTGATTAGAACTGGAGTGTTTAAGAAATCAACATTTTCAACGTTGCGAAAACTGGCAAAAGCGTTAGGATGTACACCGAAAGAAATAGGAGATTAAGAAATGATAGGAAAATATGAAAGATTAAAGACGATAGCAGCAACTTATGGATACGATCAAGCGATAGAAGAGACTGAGAAAAAATTAATAATAAGTAATGGATATTTTCATGAATTAAGAATATTACATGACGATGAAAATCGTAAATTTGGCATGAAAATAGTAAATAAAGTTTATGATTCAACAATATTTACAGTTGTTGCTTTTCATTATGGAGATTTTCTATTTGAATTTGAAAAATCTTTGAAAATATATATAAATCATGTTTTTAAAGAGTCTATGAGAATGATAAATTTAGATGTATAGGAGGATAAAAAATGGATGAGAAAATAAAATATTTAAAAAGAAGGATATTTAACTTAGAGCAGGATAATATTGTGCATTATGACCTATTAAAGGAATTTCATTATGAATTATTTAAAATTAAAATGAATTTAACTATTTTGAATTGGTTGGTAATATCTTACATACTTTATCAAGTTATAAATTATATTTGGGGTAAATAATATGAGAGGTAAAAAGATGTTTAAAATAGTTTGGGATAACATAGAGATCATATTAATCACACTATCAATGTTGTTAGCAATGTTCACAATAGGATTAATGGTAGGAGTATATATATCAAGCAACACAATAGAAGAACTTTCTAATGACAATATAGTCAAAGAAAGGACTATCCAGGAACAAAAGGAACGTATAAGAGAACTACAAATGTTTAGGCAGTTGAAGGAGATTTACGGGTAATGAAAATATTAGATGTATGCTGCGGAAGTAGGATGTTTTGGTATGACAAAAATAATAAGGATGTAACTTTTGTTGATAACAGAAAGTTTTACGAAAAATTATCGAGTGGCCATGTTGTTAATGTTAATCCAGATATATTAGCTGATTTTACAAATTTGCCTTTTAAAGATAATGAGTTTGATTTAATCGTATTTGACCCACCCCATTTAATATATGCAGGTGAAAATAGTTGGCTAGCTAAAAAATACGGAAAGTTAGACAAAAAGAATTGGCCAGAAATAATACTTAAAGGTTTTAATGAATGTAATAGAGTTTTAAGCGATAAAGGAACTTTAATATTCAAATGGAATGATAGTCAAATCCATGTTAATGAAATTTTAAAAATAATTAACAGAACGCCATTGTTTGGAGATAAAAGAGGTAAAACAAGGTGGTTAGTTTTTAATAAAATTAGATAAAGGAGATATATGGGTAATGATAGGAGATATATACTTATTCATAAGACGGTTTTTAAAACAAACATTTTGCATACATGAATATGTTTATAAAGAGATAGATATTTATTGTTTGGAAGAATGTAAGAAATGTGGAAGAGTTAAATAATAGGAGGATGAACAATGGATAAAGTAAAAACAATGGTTTGGGAATTAGGAGTATTTTCAATTTCAGGAATTACACTTTTTAGAAATTATGATAAAAAAAGGAGAGAAAAGGAATTTGAATTATTAAAAATTTTAAGCAGAGGTTTTTATAGAACAAATGATATTTCTCAAGATACTATAAGAATACCTGTATTTAACTTAGACAATGAAAAAGAGTTTACTATTCAAATAAAAAACACTGAAAATTATTATGAAGTATCATTATTATTTACCTGTGTAGAAGATGAGATTGGATATTTTAAGAAATATCGTTCATATATAAAATACGTACAAAGTTTAACAGAGGTTGAAGTTGCTATATCTAGATTTTTATGGAATATGAGTAAATTTTTAGGAGATAGTGACTTGTATTTTAGAGATGTAACAAGAGAAGAACACGAAAAATTAATAATTGATACAACCCCAGCATATAGAGTTTTTGAGAGAGGAGATTTATAGAAATAATGAATTATACAGAATTACAAAAGGCGAATGACCTATTAGTAAAAATTAAAGAAATTGATTTTACATTGAGTATGATTGAATACCCTGTTAGAGATATGAAAATAGGTATAGGTGATTATTCAATGTATTTTGGTAGCGAACATAAGAAAAAGTTTATAACTGCTATAAATGAAATTAGAGATGAACTGATTGAAGAGTTGAATAAATTAGGTGTAGTGGAGGATAAGTGATGAATTTTAGAGAAACAAAAGAAGCTAATAAATTAATTAATGAAATAGAAATTTTGGATAGTTTTATAACGGATATTCAAAATCCTGCTAGAACTTTAACGGTATCTACCAGCTTTAACGGAGTAACAATAAAGAAAGAACACAGAACTAAAATTATGCAAGTTATATTCGGAATGAGAAGAGAATTGACTGAAGAATTGGAGAAGTTAGGAGTTAGGGAGTATGATGACAATGATTAAAAGAGTAGTAACGATAACAGGCGAGGTTGAGGCTTTAAGAGATAAAATTAATTATTTTATAGAAAATGAATTAATTGAAAAAGAATATGTTTCTGATGTGAAAATCATAGAAAATTATAGAAGTGCACAAACAAAAGAGTCTTATCTAGTAGGTGGAGGCACATGGACACACCAAACAATATATTATACAGCGTTTATTTATGTAACGGAGGACTAAACAATGCGATATAAAGTAATAGATTATGTGTCAAAGAAAGAAAAAGTAAAAGAAAGCACTTGTGGTTGTTGCTTCCATGTAAGGTCGGCAGAACAAGGATATATTATTTTACAAGATGAAAAAGAAAGAGAAAAAGTTGTCGATTTATATGAATGGGAATACCGTTTATGTAAAGAAATAAGAATTGACAATGTGATTGATTTTTCTGATTGGTTGTGGAAACAAGAAGTAGATGAAATACCCACTGAGTTATCAAGAAGATTTGAATGGTTGTATGATATTGTACTTGAATATAAAAAGGAAAAAGCGAGATATTATAAAAATGAGTCTAGTTAGAATAAAATTTTGGTTGAAAAATGGTGAATTTTTAGAAACTTCAATTGATTTTGATGATCTTATGATTTTAGAAGAAGCTTATTACAAAGTAAAACACGGAATAGTGAGAAACAAAAATTTGAAAATCACTATTTCAAATATAACATTTCATGTTGATGATACAGAAGAAATAATGTGTTGTTATGATTATCCGTATACAGATCACTCAATATCAATTGTAACGATTGAAGAAAGAGATGTAATAAAAGAAGAACTTAATAAAGTATATTGTAAAGTTGATAATTTTATAGAACGTATAGGAGAAAGAAATTTAATTATTATATTAGTGATCATATTGATGTTTGTAACGATATTTACAGCATATTCAATATACAGTTTATTTAGTATGTAGGAGGTAAGAAAATGAAACAACCTAAAGTGTATATTAAATGTTTAGATAAAGTACTAGAAGTAGAGTCGATTAGATTTGATACTAAAGTAGTTGAAATTTACGATGAAGAATCATCTAGATATCATTATTGTGATTTTGATGAAGTTGAATTTATTTACAGTACAGGTATTAAAGATAAAAATGGGAAAGAAATAGAACATGGAGATATTTTAAAAACGGAGTTTGCAGGTATTCTCCCTATAAAATTTCATAATGTCTATGGTTTTTATGCAGTTAAAGAAGATGATAAATATTGGTTTGCAGAAGAAACAGAGGATGAAGTTAATGAAACATTATCAAAAACGGAAGTAATCGGAAATATTTACGAGAATAAAGAATTGTTGGAGGATTAAAGATGAAATGGAATAAATTAGAAGTAAGAGAATTACCTATAGAAGAACAAGAAGATTGCGGATGTAAAGAAATGTGGGTTGGGCCTACACCAGAACTTGATGAATAAGTATTAGTTACTATACCTTTGCCTTCTGGGAAGTTTATTGATACATACACCGACACGTGGATAGAATTTGATAATGGAGTAGGTTTTGAAAACACTGATGATGATGTTATTTACTGGATGGAATTACCACAATACAACGGAGAATTAGACGATTAGGAGGATTAAAATATGGATAACCAAAAATATTTAAACGTTGAAATGAAAGTAAACTTTGATGTGCCGGTAAGTGAAGATTTTGACATAGAAGAATTATCTGAAGAAGATTTAAGAGAGATAGCAAACGATTATTTCTTTGAGTGTGGTGGAATTTATAAAGCTGATTATTGTGATTTTGAATTTGATATTTAATGGAGGACTAACAATGACTAACGAAGAATTAGAACAAAAAGTAAAACGATTAGAAGAACAGATTACTAACTTAAGAATTAAGATATTAGAAAGTAAAGGTGAGTTGATACCTTATAAACCTTATGAGGTGGAAGTGCCAGAGGATATAGAAAATTACTATTATGTTGATGAAATAGGAAGCGTAAATTTATTATCAGATTCGTTTGTTGAAAGTGATTATGATGAATTATATAAACGCGGCTTAGCTTTCAAAACTAAAGAAGAAGCTGAACAATTTGATAAAGAACGTATTTTAATAAATAGGGCGAAGGATTGGGCGAAGAAATACAATGAAGGTTGGACACCGAATTGGGAAGATATCAAAGAAGAAAAATGGAGTGTTATGTATGATGATAAGAATAAAGAACTTGAAACATATGTAAATTACAAAAAACAAGACTTCTTAAAACTACCTTATTTCAAAACACAAGAGCTTGCAGAACTATTTATCAAAGAGTTCGGAGATGAGATTAAGGAGGTGCTTTGCTAATGAAACTGTACAAAATTACAATTACTTTCAAAAACGGAGAAAAAACAATCTATGTTTTTGGTGTTGAAACAACAAAGAAATTACTTTGGTATTTCGATATGTCAAAGAAAAACGATAAAATAATGTATTTTGAATACGACCTAAGAGGGATAAAAATAAATCTTATGGATGTGAGTGATATTAAGTGTGAAGAGATATAGGAGGAAGTAAGATGTATGATCTAAAAGCTTATACTCCTACTCAAGGTGTAAAATCTGTAGTTAAATACAATTTTAAAACTAAAGAAATTGAGTTAGAAGTACGACCATATGGAAATATTAAAACTAAAAACTTCACAATTTTACGTTGCAGCGAACTAAAAGATATGTGGGGGAACATGATATTTGAAAATAATATTGTGCAATACGATGAAAAATTAATAGGTGAAGTAAAATTCACTAAGGGAAAGTTTGTTGTTGAGTTTAATAAATTATCTGTTGATTTATGTGATATCAACGACAAAATACTGATAATAGGAGATGTGTATGCAAAGAAAATTGAGTAACGAAGAGTATTACAAGCGAAAAAATTTTTTAAATAAAATAAATTCAATTAGAAGCCATATTAAAAGAAATATGGATGAGCTAAAAGAATTAGCTGAGATGAAAAAATCTATTAAGATTACCGATTACACCAAAGAAGATTTTAAAACAAGCGGTAGTAATACAAGTCAACAAGAAATAATTGTGTGTAAAATCATTGAGTTGGAAAAAGAAATTTATGATAATACCACTGAATTAATGGATGTGAAAATTATTACCAGAGGTGTTTTGAATAAAATAAAAGATGATAAATGCAGGCTTTACATGTTTTACAGATATTATGATTGTTTAGACGAAGAAACGATAAAATATAAAATGGATATCTCAACGAGAACATGTCAACGATTAAATTCTCAAGGTATTTTTTCGATAAAAATCTAATTGGCGGTAATTGGCGGAGAAAGTCTATTGAATGGCGGTGCCAAAAGCTTTATAATGGTATTATAAGATTTTAGGTAGAGGACTCCTAGAAATAGTTAATTATTAGATTTTTTATAAGACGACATGGACATCACAACCTTTACTTTTTTTGTTATTAGTATTTAAGCTCTACCTAAAATCGCCTATCATATATATGCTCCCTAGACAGTTTAACGACTGTCTTTTTTTATTTGTCAAGAAAGGATGGTGGAAAATTGGCAAAGTTAAATTTAAAACAACAAAAATTCGCTGATGAGTACATCATTAGTGGAAATGCTGAAAAATCGGCTTTAAGTGCGGGATATTCTGTTAATTACGCTAGAAAACAATCTCATAAATTGTTGGCAAATGTTGGCATAAAAGCGTACATCGATGAACGGCTTTCAGAACTGAGTTCGAAAAAAATAGCTGATCAAGATGAAGTGTTACAATTTTTCACATCTGTAATGCGTGGTGAAATATTAGAGCCATATGCATTAGGGATAGGGAATGGAGCACAACAAATTATTGAGGTTAAACCTAATGCAGCAACAAGGAAAAGTGCTGCGGTTGAGTTAGCGAAAAGATACGGGCTAAGCTCTGAAAAGATTGAAATGAACGTAACAACAAATAGCAAACTTGAAAGCATCTTAACTCAACTAGAGGAAAAAGACGATGAATAACATTGTGTTATCTCCGAAGTATAAATTTTTCTTAAAGCATAAAGCAGAAGCTGAAGCATTAGAAGGAACAACAGCGGCAGGGAAAACAACTGTAGGTGTTGTTAAATTCATGTTGAAAGTTGCACAGAGTAAACAAAAATTACATTTCATTAGTGCGAAGTCTGTCGGAGATGCTGAAAAGAATATAATTCAATCTGATTTAGGAATTACTGATATATTCGATGAATACATAATATATCGTGGTAATGGTGATGCTAACTATAAAATACCGCATATCAAATATGATACTCCTAATGGTGAGAAGATTATATTTATTTTAGGTTATTCATCTAGAGATAAATGGGAAAAAGCGTTAGGTTCACAATTTGGTTGTGGTTTTATCGATGAAATAAATACAGCTGATATTGATTTTGTGCAAGAAGCAACAATGCGATGTGATTATTGGATGTGTACAATGAATCCAGACGACCCTACACTCCCTATCTATTCAAGGTATATAAACAGGTTTAGAGCATTACCTAAATATGAATATGACACACCACAGGAAATAAGAGAAATGTTAATTGAACCAGAACAAGCTAATTGGACTTACTGGTTTTTTTCTTTTGATCATAATTATGGACTATCCGAAGAAAAGAAAGAAAAGATTAAAAATACAGTTGCAGTTGGAACAAAACTTTATAAGAACAAAATTCAAGGTTTAAGAGGACGTGCAGAAGGTTTAGTCTTCAGTATGTTTGATAGAAAATTAAATGTTATAACCGAAGATATAGCAAGGACTAAAACATTTATTCGTTATTCTTGTGGTGTCGATACATCTTACTCAGATAAGACTGAAGATACGATATCATTTATCTTTCAAGGTATCACAACAGACGGTGAACTGATAGCACTTGAAGAGAAAACTTATAATAATAAAGACTTTAACAACAGTAAGATAGCACCTTCAGATGTTGCAGTGAAATTACATAATTTCTTAGATTACTGTAAAGATAAGTGGGGCTTCTGTCGTAAAGTCTATGTAGATAACGCTGACCAAGCAACAATAATGGAATTAAGAAAATACAAGCAACAAAAGGGCTTGATATATGAGTTTTATAATGCTGATAAGCGTGTAAAAATCATAGATAGGATTAATATTTCAAGTGGTTGGATGAAGAACTTAAAATACTTAGTTTTAAACCATTGTGAAGAACATATCAGAGAGTTGAATATATATTCATGGAAAGAAGACAAAGACGAACCAGAAGATAGAAATGACCATACTATCAATGCTAGTCAATATGGATATATACCTCACATTAATATTATTGGTCAACAAAATAAACAAGATAATCAATACAGCACACTTGTTGCTGGTTTTGGGAAAGGATAATAAATGGCATATAATGAAACATTCGTTGATAGTACTGGTAAGAGTAAGACTTTAACACTTAGATTTCATAGAGAATCAAGAATGCGATATAGAATTAATAACGTTGATGAACTATTTGAGAATGAGTATAAAGTCTTAAGAGAATTTCTAGAGCACCATAAAAGCGTACAACGTCCTAGAATTCAAGAATTATACGATTATGCAGAAGGTAACAACCATACTATTAGCATTCAACAAAGACGTAGTGAGCAAGATATGGCAGATACTAGAATCATTCATAATTTTGGTAAGAGTATATCTGTGTTTAAGCAAGGTTATTTAGTTGGTAAACCTATTCAAGTTGAATATGAAGACGGAGAAGAAAACAGTGCAACAGATGAAGCACTGAAAGAAATAGCTAAAGTAAACAGCTTTCATGATTTAAACAGAATGCTTGTACTAGACTTATCAAAAGTAGGTAGAGCGTATGATTTAGTTTATCGTTCTATGGAAGATGTAACAAAAGTTAAGAGACTAGATCCGTTAAATACATTTGTGATTTATGATAATACACTAGAAGATAAAATGTTAGCTGGTGTAAGGTACTATTCTGTAGGACTATCAGACAATAAACAGCATTTTATAGATGTGTATTTAAATGATGTTATTCACAAGTGTAAAGTTGAAGATAGTGGAATTACAGGTCTAGCGGTTGAACCTCATATGTTTAACGATGTACCTATCACAGAATATCTCAACACAGCTGAAGGTATGGGAGATTATGAAAGTGAATTATCTTTAATTGACTCATACGATGCAGTCCAATCTGATACAGCAAACTATATGACAGATACTTCTGATGCAATACTTGCTATTTTCGGACAAGTAGCTTTCCCAGATGACGTATTAGGTGATAACAAAAAACAAATTGAATATATGCGTAAAATGAGACGTGCTAGATTACTTCAGTTAAAACCACCTGTTGATATTAACGGGACTGAAGGGAAAGTCGACGCTAAATATTTATACAAACAGTATGATGTAAATGGTGTTGAGTCTTATAAAAAACGTATTGTAAATGATATTCATAAATATACAAATACTCCAGATATGACAGACCAAAATTTTAATGGTGTTCAAAGCGGTGAAGCTATGAAGTATAAACTTTTTGGACTGGAGCAAGCAAGAGTAGACACTCAATCATTATTTGAGAAAAGTTTAAAACGTAGATATCAACTTATAGCTAATATCGGTGATTATGTAAAAGAACTTACTGATTTTGATATTTCAAAACTTAAAATCACATTCAATCCTAACTTACCTAAAGCACTTGAAGAAACTATCAATGCTTTTAAATCATTAGGAGGAATGGTTACTAATGAAACAGCAATGAGACTTACTGGAATAGTAGATGACCCGAAAAAAGAACAAGAACTGCTTGATACTCCAACAGTACCAGAAGAAAATACTGGATATGATGTTGACAAAGGGAAACTACTTTATAAAATTACAAGTATACTTAAAAAATTCAAAGCTGGAGATTATAGCGAAGCATTGGCAAGAAAATTCTTAAAAGACTTAGGACTAAATGAAATGGATATAGAAAGCTACTTACACGATGGTGAAGAGGTGATAGTAGATGAAACAATCGTTTAATTACTGGAAGAAAAGAGAATTAGCAAACCAACTCAATCAAATCAAAGATGAAAAAGAAACGATGTCACAAATTGAGAAGAACTTTGTTATTACATTAGCAGATGTAGAACATCAAATTAAAGTGTTCTATGAACGTTATTCAAAGGTTGCTGGCATTTCTATAGAGGAAGCACAGAAGAGAGTATCTGAGCATGATGTTAAAGCCTTTCAGAAGAAAGCGAAAGAATATGTTAAGAACAAAGACTTTAGCCCAGAAGCTAATGCAGAATTAAAGCTTTACAATGCTACTATGAGAATTAATAGGTTAGAGTTGTTAAAGGCTGAAATAAATTTACACTTAACAAACTTAACTGAAGACAATAACAAGGAAATAACTGATCACTTAGAAAAGTTAGGTAAAACTGAATATGCTAGACAAGCTGGAATACTTGATACTGAATTAAGATACAGCAAAGAAGGTATTAAAGCTATTGTGAATAGTGATTATAAATACGGAAACTTTAGTAAAACATTGTGGACTAACCAAAAAGCTTTGATGAATACTATTGAGGTAATGTTAAGACGTTCTATTATTCAAGGTGGAAACTCAACTGAATTAGTAGGAAGACTTAGAAAACAGTTTGATGTAGGAGTTCATGAAGCTAAAAGACTACTAGTAACTGAAGCGGCACGAGTTCAAGGAGATGTTCAAATAGATAGCATGGAGCAAGCTGGATATGAGGAGTATGTGTATATCTCTGAACCTACAGCATGTGACATATGCAAACATCTTGATGGGCAACATTTTAAGATTAAAGATAGAGAAGTAGGTGTAAATTACTATCCTATGCATCCGTTTTGTAAATGTTCAAGTGCAGCTTATTACGATAGCGAAAAACTAGATAAAGAGATTGAAGAATATCGTAAAGCAAGAGGACTGGATAAGAATTTACAAGAAGATGATAAAGATGATATAATTAAAGAAGAAAGTTCGTTTGATAAAATGTCAAACGGTTTACAATTCAAAAACAGACAACGTTTAAGTATTGCTAGAGATTTATTAGATAGATTAGGTTTAGAAAAAATACCAGTAGGTTATCATAAAGGAAATAGTGCTAGAGGTTATTGTAGTTTTTATGCTGATGAAGATAAATTAATCATTACAGGTTATAGTTTAGAAGAAAATGATGATAGAGGTAAAAATTATCAATTAAAAACTATATTACATGAAGCTTATCACGCTAAAGGACACGGACGTAAATTTGATTATTTCTCTAATGGTTCAATGAATAAACCATCGTTAGCAATAGAAGAAACATTCGCAGAAAGTTCTTCTCATTATGCTATAAGTAGATTAGGTATCAAGGAGCAATTAAGCCCAGCTTATGCAGAATATCTAGTTGATACTGTACCTAGATTGAAAAAATTAGAAAAATATAGTTCGATAAATAATATAGTTGATTTAGGTGAGATAGCGTGGAATGATAGGTTAAACGGTCAAAACTCACAATGGAATGAACTTGCTAATCAAATAGCTAAAATTGAACACGATTGGCAACAATATGGTTTACTGTATAAAGATTACATATTAGATCATAAAGAAAGATTAGTTGATAAGTTTTTAGAAAATACACCTGATCATAGAAAATACAAAGACTATATGATTAAAGACATAGACAATATATTCAGTAAACTTAATAAAAATGAACAATTAACACGGTCAGAGACATTCGTTTATCAGAATGTACTAGTCAATGCTATGAATGAAGAGGGGGTTAAATAATGTATTTACCAGATGAATTATTCAGAAATAAAGATAATGAAGAAGAAGTATTAAAAATAATATCTGACTTAGAATTAGATTTAAAAACAGATAAATCTTTGACTTTAAAGGATGCTATTTCAAGGCTAGAAGAATTAGGAGAAGATTTAATTATTAAAGAATTAAAATAAACACTTAACATTTTTTGTTAGGTGTTTTTATTATGTCAAAATGGAATTAAAGCGCTTACTTTCCATTTTCAATTAAATAACTAAATTCAAAATGGAAAAATACATCCTTTTTTCCATTTTCGTCCTAGACATGACGTTAAAAGGTCTTTTTATTATGTCAAATTAAACTAGCGTGGCTTATTTCTAATGATAAGTGGTGCACAACTGATCAATAAGAAATAGGACTAGCGTGGATAAGGAGAAACAATGAACAAACAATTTTTATTAAAACTAAACTTACAACACTTTGCAGAAGAAGGAACAACGGAAACAAATAATACTGAACCTGAGTTTAAAGCACCTGCTACTCAATCTGAATTAGATAGCTATGTAAATAAAGCAGTACAAGCAGCTTTAAAAAATCAACAAGCGAAAAATGAAGCTAGTTTTAATTCAAGGGTAGAAGAAGAAATAAAAAAACGTGAAGACTATTCAAAATTAAGCGAAAGTCAAAAACGTGATAAAGACTTTGAGGACCAAAAAGCAGCATTTGAGAAACAAGTAGCTGAGTTTAGACACTCTCAACTAATTGTGGAAGTTCAGAAAGATTTAGTTAGTAAAGGATTACCTACTGAATTAGCTGAGACATTCGCTTTACATGGGACAGCAGAAGATGCTTTAAAAGCGGTGAATATACTTGAGAAAGTATTCAATGAAGCGGTAAATAAAGCCGTGAAAGAATCTGCTAGACAAACGACACCTAGTGTAGGTGCTACTGGAGCAGAAAAGCCGTTGAACTTAGGAGCAAGACTGGCACAAGGTGTAAGTTACAAAAAACCATTTTAGGAGGATAAGAGATGAAAACAACAACAATTTTTAATAAAACTGAAATCTTACATAACTTAGAGTTTGAAGCTATTTCAGTAACAGTAGATAAAACAACTACAGGAACAGTAACAGAAAATGGACGTAAATTATTAAAAGCTGGAACATTGCTAGCTGGAGACGGTAAGTCTATTTTCGAAGACAGAACAAAAAAAGTTAAGAAGTTAACTAACGATGCAACAGCACAATACGTTGACGGAGTAGCTTTACATGACGTTGATTTAACTGACGGAGACTCAGTAGTAGCTTGTGTGTTTAAAGGGACTTTACGTGAAGATAAATGCAACGGCGGTACTGTTGATGCAAACGTAAAATCAAAATTAAACTTAATTAAATTTGTAAAAGGTGTATAAGGAGGACTATAAAATATGGCATTAATTTACGATACAATTACAGCAGAAAATGTAAGTGGATATTGGAACGCTTCACAAGAAAACGTTGATACTACTTTAGGAGATAAATTATTCCCTGCTAGAAAACAATTAGGAATTAAATTAGCATTTGTAAAAGGTGGAAGTGGTAAAGCAGTAGCTTTAAAACCTGCTGCGTTCGACACTAAAGCACCACTACGCGAAAGAATGAACTTAAGCGTAACTGAAGAGCAAATGCCATTTTTCAAAGAGGCTGTTGTAGTTAAAGAAGAAGAAAGACAACAATTAAATATGATTGAAGCTACTGGTAATCAAGCACTTATTGATAGTGTGGTTACTGGTATTTTTGATGACCAAACACACTTATTAAATGGGGCTAAAGCTAGATTAGAAGCTATGAGAATGCAAGTGTTAGCAACTGGTAAAATCTCATTTAACAACAACGGAGTAGGTCAAGAGTTCGATTATGGAGTTAAAGACTCTATGAAAGGAACTGTTACAAAAGCTTGGACTGATGCAGCAGCAACTCCACTAGCGGATATTGAAAAAGCTATTGAAGCTATGGAGAATCAAGGTAAGAAAGCAGAAATTCTTATCATGACTCAAAAAACTTTTGGTTTAATCAGAAAAGCAGATTCAACTATTAAAATCGTTAAACCATTAGCACCTAAAGGAGCAACAGTAACAAATACTGAATTAACTGAATACCTTTTAGATACACACGGTGTGAAAGTTGAGATTAAAAACGATACATTCGTAGATGATGATGGACTTGCTAAAAAATTCTATCCAGAAGGTTATGTATCATTCATTCCTAATGCTACTTTAGGTAAAACAGTATTCGGTACTACACCAGAAGAATCTGATTTATTAGGTGGGAATGTTGCTGGAGTTGAAGTGGCAATTGTAAACACTGGTATTGCAATTACAACTCAAAAACTAGTTGATCCTGTCAATGTTCAAACTAAAGCGTCTATGATTGCTTTACCATCATTTGAAAGATTAGATGATGTGTATATGTTAGATATCGAACCTTAGGAGATAATTTATGGATAGAGATTTAGTATTAGATAACGTTAAAGAAGATTTAGATATTCGTGATACTCTACAAGATACTATCCTAAATAGACTTATTGATAAGGTTATTGACCATTTCAAATTCACTTATAAACAAGATGAAATTGAAAATAAATATAGGTTCATTATTGAAGATTGTGTTATTAAAAGATTTAACAGACGTGGTGCTGAGGGTGCTACGTCTGAATCTGTTGAAGGTCACTCTGTTAACTATGAAACTTTCTTAAATGAGTTCGCCCCTTGGGATGAAATGTTAAGAGAAGACTTCAAGAAAGAAAAATCAAAGAAAGGTCAATTATTAATATTCTAATGAGATATTCAGATAGAGCGATTTTAAAGCTAGTAGATAAAAACGAGTATGATTATGAAAAAGGAGAACATGTCTATAAAGAACTCTATTCAGATATCGTTGCATGCTTCACAATGGATCTAGGACTTGGCAAGTCAGTTCAGATTTTCGGAGATTATAACAAACAAAGAAAGGTTATATTTCTGAAGAATGCTTATAATAAGCCGTTTAATGTTGTTGAATATCGTGGTAGACGATATATACCAACAGCAGATAAGCAACTTAGTAAAGCTTTTTATCTTGAAAGGGATGATAGCGATGGGACTTAAAATATACGGTATTAAAAAATTAAAGATTGATTTAAAAGATATCGAGCAAATGAGAAAAGTTAAAGAAATTGTGAAGAAACACGGAGCAAACTTAAATCAACAAATGGTTAAGAATGCAGTATTCAAAGGTGGATATTCTACTGGTGAAACAAAACGAAGTATCAACCTATTAACACAAAACGCTGGATTAATGGTTAGAGTTAAACCATTAACTAAATACTCTCCATATGTTGAATATGGTACACGTTTTATGGATAAACAGCCGTTTGTTAAACCTGCTTTCCAACAAGTTAAGAAAGAGTTCGTTAAAGATTTAAAACGATTAACATGATTAAAACTAGAGAACAAAGTATTTTTGATGAAGTATTTAAGATATGTAAGAATTTAGGTTATAAAGTCTATGATTATAAACCGATGAATGAAGTACCTTATCCGTTTGTAGAAATGGAAGATACATCTGTTAGTTATGCGATCAATAAAACGGATGTAAAAGGAAATGTCACTCTCTCATTATCTGTGTGGGGGGTACAGACAAAGCGAAAAGAAGTATCTACTATGGCAAACGCTATATTAGAAAAATGCTTGAGGATAGAGCATACAGACGGTTATTCGTGGAGTTTAAATATAAATTCAAGCAATATTAGAATACTTGATGATAGAACAACAGTAACACCTCTTAAAAGGGCGGTTATTGAATTAGAATTTAATTTAAGATAAGGAGATAATAAATGTCAGAAGCAACAAAAACTTACGAAGCTAAAAAGGGTATAGATATTATTCTTTTATATCGATTTTTAAAGAACGCTAAAACAGAAGCGGCTTTTAAATTAGCTTTCCAGACTGAACACAGTAATGAGATCAGTAGAAATGCTGATGCACAAAAAACTAAAGATGGAAACATCCAAAATTTAGGCCCAGTTGAGTATGAATTTTCGGCGAAGTCAATCGTAGCTAAAGGTGATAAGCATATCGAGGAATTAAGAAACGCTTTAATCGATGGTGATATTATTGAAATTTGGGAAATTGATAAAGCTGAGAAAGATACATCTGGAAAATATAAAGCTACTTATTATCGAGGATATGTAACTAAATTTGGTACTAATCCTAATTCAGAAGATAGTGTAGAGTTAGAGCTTGAATTTTCAATCAATGGAGTTGGGAAAACAGGTTATGCAACATTAACTGATGAGCAAGCTAAAGTAGTTCAGTATGTGTTTAAAGACACTACTGTTGATACAACACAAGATTAATTAAACAAAGCTAACTGGTAGAAATACTGGTTAGCTATTTTTTTGGAGGAAAATAATATGCAATTAAGATTAAATGAAAATAAAACAGTAGACGTAAAATTCGGAGTTGGTTTTGTACGTGAGTTAGATAAAAACCATCCATTAGAAGCTAAAGGAATTAAGCTTGGTATGTCTTTAAGTATGAAAATACCGGAAATTCTAGGAGGAGATGTGGCAAGTTTATCTGATGTTCTATATGCAGGAACATTTTTAGAGAAAGAAAGACCAACACAAACTGAAATTGATAACTTTATTGATGAACATGAAGATATCGAGGCTTTATTTGATGAAGTAATCAAAGCACTTGAAGAAAGTAATGCGGGAAAGAGAATTCTGAAACAGAACAGGGAAACTCTGAAGAAACAGAACGAAGAGAATCCAGAGAAAGCATAAACTCTAAAAACTCCAAAGAAACATACGAAGAAATAATAGTAAATTGTGTAAGGTATCTAGGTATCACAAGTATGTATGAAATAAATATACTCACTCTTAATCAATATAACTTACTGATGAAAGGTGCGAAGTTAAAGTTGTTAGATGAAGAACATTTAATATACAAGCAAGCATGGTTAAATCGTATAGTTAAACGAACAGAGACGAAAGGTAAACAAGAAGTATATGTGTACGGGAATTTTAAAGACTTTTTCGACTACGAGAAAGAATACAGAGAAATAACTGGAGAAATAGTACCTACTATCAAAGATGAAGAATTAAGCAATTTACTATTAAAAGCAAATATGTAGAAAGGAGAATAGAATATGGCAGAACAATATTCAGTAGAAGCGATATTATCTGCGGTTGATAAAGGTTTTACTCATGCATTAGATACTATTAATGAAAAGCTAGATAAGTTTGAAGCTAAAGCTAGTAAGAGTGAACAAAGTGGACAGAAAATCGGCGGTACATTTAAAGCTATGGCACTAGCAAATCTAGCGGCAGGAGCTATTACTAAAGTTACTGGAGATATAGGTAGCTTGATTAGTGAGTCATTTAAAGCATCCGATGCAATGGATAAATTCAGAAGTACAATGCAATTCGCTGGATTAGATAATAGTGCTATAGAAAAGAGTGCGGCAAGTGTAAGGAAGTATGCAGATGACACTGTGTACGACTTAGACACAATAGCAAATACTACCGCTCAATTAGCAGCAAACGGTATTAAAGACTATGACGGACTGACACAAGCGGCAGGGAACTTAAATGCTGTTGCTGGTGGTAATGCTGACACATTCAAATCAGTAGCAATGGTAATGACTCAGACAGCTTCTGCTGGTAAATTAACTGGTGAAAACTGGAGACAGTTATCAGATGCAATTCCTGGGGCCAGTGGGAAAATTCAAGAAGCGCTTAAGAAAAACGGAGCTTATACTGGAGATTTTAGGAAAGCATTGGAACAAGGGAAAATTAGTGCTGATGAATTCAATAAAGCTATTATGGATTTAGGTATGACAGACGTTGCAAGAGAAGCAGCAACCTCTACTAAAACTATTGAAGGTGCAGTAGGGAATATGCAAGCAGGTATTGTCACGAAAATTAATGAAATAATAGATGCCATTGGTAAGGATAAGATCACAGGGATTATAAATAGTATCGGTGAATTTGTAACAGGCGGATTAAGTGTGTTAAAAACAGTTATACCACCGATTGTTAGTGGAATAACTAGTTTATTTAGTGTGTTAAGCCAAAACAAAGCTATTGTGGTTGCTTTAACTGGTGCATTCATTGGGTTTAGAACAGCTTTAATGATAACCTCCGCAATAGAAGCGGCAAGAGCAGCATTGACAGCTTTTAAAACGGCACAACAAGCAGCAACAATAGGTCAAGCGGCTTTAAATGCAGTTATGGCAATTAATCCATTTGTACTTATTGCAGCAGCAATTACAGCGTTAGTAGCTTTAATTATTTACCTATGGAATACCAACGAAGGTTTTAGAAATGCAGTTATAGCTATTTGGGAAGCTATCAAACAAGCGTTTATTACAGCTTGGGAAGCTATCAAAACAGCTTGGAGTGCTTGCGGTGCTTTCTTCAGTACATTGTGGGAAGGCATCAAAACTGGAGTACAAACTGTGGTTGATTGGATTGTTCAAACCTGGAATAGTGCAGTAGCTTTATTACAGGTAGTATGGACGGCTATTTCAACAGGTGCTACAGTAGCGTGGAACTTTATTGTCACTTCAATAATGACTATAGTACAACCGTTTATAGATGCATTCTTAAACGCTTGGGAAATCTTGAAAACAGGACTTACAGCAGTTTGGGAAGGTGTCAAAATGATATTTCAAGGTGCTTGGGAATTCATTAAAGCTATTGTGTTAGGAGCGGTACTAATCGTGATTGATTTAGTAACAGGTAACTTCACAAAACTTAAAGATGATTTACAAATGATTTGGGATGCGATAAAGAACGCTATTCAAATGGTTTGGGAAGGTATCAAGTTTATTATTACAGCAATAGTCGGAGTTACTGTAGCATTGATTAAAAATGCTTGGGAAGGACTGAAAACAGGATTAATACAAATCTGGAATTTCTTATCGACAACAGCTTCAACTGTTTGGAACGCTCTTAAAACAGCAGTAACAACAATTGTGACTGGACTTGTTAACGGAATAAAAGCTTTGTGGGAAGGATTTAAAGCTTTCTTTACAGGTTTAATAAATTCTGTTCAAAGCATTGCAGTAAACACATGGAATTCTATTAAGTCAAGTGTAGTAAGCATCATTCAAGGATTGGTTAATGCTGCTCAAAACGCTTGGAATAGCTTCAAAAATGGAGTTCAGAGTTTAGTAAGTAGTGTTATGAACATCTTTAATACATTAAGAAATATCAACTTATGGGATATCGGTATTGCTATTATGAACGGATTTTTAAACGGTTTAAAATCCGCTTGGAGTAGCGTTCAAAATTTTGTTAGCGGGATTGCTGGATGGATTAGAGACCATAAAGGGCCGATTGAAGTCGATAAACGTTTATTAATTCCTGCTGGTAATGCAATTATGGGCGGACTTAATAGAGGTTTAGATAACGGTTTTGATAAAACTATGGCAAAAGTACAAAGTATTACAGGTGCTATTGAGTCAAGATTTAACATCAATCAAAGTAAAGCTTTAAACGTTGAAAATACTATCAGTTCACAACCTATGGTAATTACATTCAAATTAGGTAATAAAGACTTTAGAGCCTTTGTGAGTGATATTAATCAAGTAAACGGTGAAGCGATACAGCTAGAAGAAGTTTATTCAATTTAGGAGGAGTGTAAATGTACAATTTTATTAATACTAATGAAATAGGAGAGCAATTACACTCTTCTATTCAAACTATATTTAATGGTGTAAATATAGATACAGATTTAGAAGGTTTTCGAACGTTAGCGGTAAGTGGTCGAGGTTTATTAAGCAAGAACATAAACTCAACTGATATTCCTGGGACGGACGGAAAATATTTTTTATATGGCAATTTAGAGGTTAGACCTATTGTGGTTAAATTCCAGATGAAAGCAACAACTAACGAAGATTTCAGAAAAAAATTCAATAAGTTAAATATGTTGTTACATTCAGATGAACCGAAGATTTTAAAATTCACAGATGAACCAGAATATTCGTTTGATGCTATCTTGCAAAAAGCTGGTGACATAGAAGAAACATCAAACAGTGTTGTATCAACATTCACTTTCCTGTGTTTAGATCCTTACAAATACAAAGCAGTTGACAAAGATACAGGAGTAAACAACGTTACTATTACTAAACTACCTAACAACAGAAATGAGTTTACACCAGAACTCATTAAAGTAATTGTAAATAGTGTTAGCGATAAAGTAATAATTAAAAATCAAACCACTACTAAAAAAATAATCATTAATAATTCATTTGCCGTTGGTGATGTGCTTGAGATTGATTTGAACAAAGATTATCCGTTGAAATTAAATGCAATGGTAAGAAGTGAATTAATTGATTTTGTGGAAAGTGATTTTGATTTTACAGTTAAACAAGGTGATGTTATAACTTGCAGTAATAGTAGAGTATTAGAAGTTCATACGAAAGAGAGGATGTATTAATGAAACTATTTCTATTCAATAATGATGAAAAGCTAATAGGAACAGTAAGCCCGTTAGAAGGTATTCAGAACGAAGAAATAAATAAAATTCAAACTATAGAATGTACTGTGGTGTATTCTGAATTAATAGAGAAAGCCTCTTATATAGGACATAAAGATTATTCTGACAATAGAATATTTCATCTTTATAAAATAGACCATGTAACAAAAACTAGCACTACAGATGTAAAAATAGTTGGTGTACATACTTTCTTTGACGATATGGAAAGTGATGGTTATGTAAAGGACTTTAGACCAACTAACAGAGAATTAGTAGGAGTACTGACAACTATTTTAGATGGATCACGTTGGCAACTAGGAACAGTTAATATACAACGAAGATATACAGGTAATTTCTACTATGTGACACGTAAAGAAGCTATTAGCAAGCTAATTGAAGCAACACAGATTGAGATTAAGCCCCGATTAGAATTTAGTCGAGGTAAAATCACAGGTAGATATTTAGATGTGTTCACTAGACTAGGAGCAAGAAACGGTAAAGTATTTGTTCACGGTAGAGACTTACTAACAGTTAGTGAGAAGAAGTCACAAGGAGCGATTTATACAGCTGTTGTTGGTCGCGGTAAAGGTGAAGAGACTGACACAGGTGGTTATGGTCGTAGAATATCATTTAAAGATGTTGAATGGAGAAGAACAAGCGGTCAACCTGTTGATAAACCAGTAGGTCAAGAGTACGTAGAAATACCAGCTATGACTAGATTATATGGTTTTGAAAAAGGTACTAAACCACGTATTAAAATTGTTGAATTTCAAGATGAAACAGACAAAGAAAAACTATTAAGGCTTTCTTATGAGTGGCTTGAAAAGAATAGTAGGATGCAAGTAGAGTACAGTGCAAAAGTATTGAACGTTGGTAATCTTGAATTAGGTGATACCGTTGGAATATTTAATCCTAAGCTAGGTATTAAATACGAGACACGAGTATTTAAAGTTAAAAGAAATTTAGTTAACAATAAACTAACTGAATTTGGAATAGGTGATAAGGTTACTACATCTCCGTTCAGTAGAACTATTGAATTAGCTAAAGAGATGAAGAACTTTCAAGACGACACAGTTTATTGGCTGGATAAGATACGAGAAAGACTATCTGATAAGTTAATTAATGAAGATGGTTATAATTATGATTTAAAAGCCGATAATGAGTATAAAGTACCCGCTGGTTACTATTCTTTTGATAAACCTATTGATCAGAATCCAACTAAAGTAGTTTATATGGGAGCTGGTAAAATTGCGATAGCTGATAGTAAGAAACCTACTGGTGAATGGAACTGGAAAACATTTCTTGATGGAAGAGGAGCAACACTAGATTTAATTAATACAGGTGTGTTAAAAGCAGGTCGTATTCAATCTGCTGACGGTCGAAGCTACTGGGATTTAGACACAGGGGAATTCCATATGGAGCAAAGTGCCATTAATGAAGCGGTTAAAACAGCAGTTAACGGCAAAGTACAAGAAATAGTAGGAGAAGTAAAAAAAAATCTACCCACTAAAGAAGAGCTTAAAGGTAAAAGCTCATACTTACATAAGAAATACAGTGACTACTCAGACGGGCGCAACATGAGTGATAATTCAACACTTAAGTATATCGGGATTTACACTGGAGACAAACAACAAGCCCCAACAAGTGCTAGTGAGTATAGCTGGACTAAGATACGTGGAGAAGATGGAAATAACGGCCGTGACGGAGAAAGAGGTCGTGACGGTGTAAGTAACTACATTCATCGTAAGTACAGCGATTTTTCAAACGGTGCTAATATGAGTGATAATTCTAGCTTGAAATATATCGGTATTTACACAGGTGCAAGTGCTACTCCACCAACAACAGCAAGTAGTTATTTGTGGAGTAAGATTAAAGGTGAAGACGGAGTAAACGGAACTCCTGGGACTAAAGGTGCTGACGGTAGAACACCATACTTTCACACTGCTTATTCTAACAGTGCGACAGGTGACCGTGATTTTAGTGTGAGTGATAGTACTGGTAAACAGTATATAGGCACTTACAGCGACTTTGAAGTTGCTGATAGTACTGATTATAGAAGATATAAGTGGGTTAAGATTAAGGGGGAAGACGGAGTAGACGGTAAGTCTTACGCTAGAAACTATTTAAGTGAAACTTCAGAAGAGAAGATATTCACAACTGTGAATGATAATTTTGCTGTTCAAGACGCTTTTAAATTAGTTGATAACAAAAACTTCAGAGATTTAGGTTTTAAAAATGGTGATAAAGTAACATTCATAGCTGATTATGAAGTATTACCGAATGGAGCTAATAAAAAAATCAGTAGATTAAATTTTGAATGGCACGACGATACAAGATATCGTGTATGGATGAATCAAGATGTCAATCCTACTCAAGGAACATATATTAGAACATTAACAATGAATAATGATTTGTTAGAAAGTAAACGTGCTAGATTTAGAGCTGACAACGTTAACGCTAAAATTAAAATCACTAACGCTAGAGTAATTCAAGGTGACACGATGCAACCTTGGAGCATAGCTCAAGAAGACCTACAAGGCCACGCACTAACTGCTAATCTACGCTTTGAAGGTAGATATATAAATTCAGTAACAACTGATGTTAAGGTGTATTTAGATGTATACTACGACGGACAAAAGGTTGATAGTGGATTTAATGCACAAGTTAAATATAAGGGTGGAAATAGAACTGACTGGAGTGGTTTTTGGAATGCTAATGTTGGAACAGACGGAGGAATAAATAATATTGATTGGGGAAACCGTGAACAAAACGGAACACCGTTAGAAGTTATTGTTTTAGTGACTTACAAAGGCTTAAACACCATTGCAAACGCCAGAATGGAAAACGTTCCAGATATTGTTGAGATTAAAGAAATCACTAAAAAATACAAGACTTTTGAAAGCACTATAGATAGATTTGACTCAACTATTGGAGAAGTTAAACAACAGGTACTAGCTAACGAAGAAAAACGTAACCTAATAATCGGTAGTAGATTGTTAAATGATAGTGATTATAAAGTAGTTGGTAAAAAATGGGATGCTGAAAGTAATCAAGGTATCTATGCTCAGGTTAGACAAAGCACAGGAGATGGAGTTAACACTATACATAAAGGTAATTCTTACGTATTTGCGATGGCACAAAATAACACACAACCTGTTTGGCAAGGTATAGGATTTAACATTTCAACAAAAATCTTGTTGCCTGGAAGAAAGTTCTCGTTAAGTATTCCTTACTATATTTTAGAAGGCTTTCCACCAGATAAAGGAATATTTGCTGAAATAAAAAATCATAATACAGGACGTGTAGTGTGGCGAGAAGAGTTGACAAGCACACCAGGATATAGAGGAGCTTGGATTACTAAAAAAGTAACATTTAGAACAGATAGAACTGAATACCTATCAGACTATTCATTCTGGATATACGCTGTTCAAAACGGTGGATTTTGTATCTCTGCTCCTTATATGTGTGAGGGGGATGTATTACCTAAGACTTACTCTCCAGCACCAGAAGATGTTCACTTACAGAATAGCAGGATTGAAAGCTCAATTAAACAAACTAAAGATGAAATAGAGCTAAAAGTTAGTAAAGATGATGTAATAGCATCTATTAACGCTAGTGTTGAGACAACAGGTGAAGGACCTGCTCAAGGTGTGGTTAAAATAGACGCTGATAAGGTTGATATTAGAGGAGCACTGAGAGCTTACAAGGGATATATAGGAGGCTTTCAAATTGGGACGCATGAGAAAGACCCCTCAAAATACTGGTTAACAGGTACAAACCAATTCTACGTAGGAATGTCTAACGGGGGTGGAAACTGGGGACAAACTGCCTTGTGGGTTAACTGGGGGACTGAATGGGATAAAGTAGGTGATAACGCATGGTTTGTGAGAGAAGACGGTAGAATGCTTTGTTACAATCAAGCTGAATTTTGGAAGACACCTATTATCCACGGGGATTTAAAAGTCACAGGAAATATAATTTACGATAATGGTTACGGAAAAGGGCAATGGTGCTACTCACCGATTTATACTGAAATAAGTAAATCTGGAAATAGCTTATCTTTAAAAGGTGGAAACGGAGCAAAAGATTATATAACTATCGACTCATTAGTATCTGACAGAAGATTGAAAAGCAATATCAAAAAATCTACTGTTAACGCATTAGAAGTACTTAACAAGTTTGAAACTTACTCATTCACACGTAAGTATAGAGAAGATGTAAAGGATATTGAATTAGGTATCATGGCACAGGATGTTAAAGAGTATATGCATGATGCTTTTGTGGACCACCCAGGAGGATACTATACTTATGAACCGTTTGAAATGATACCTTATTTAATCAAAGCTATCCAGGAGCTTTCCGAAGAAAACACCAACCTAAAATCACAACTAAAAGCAATGAACGAAAGATTAACTAAACTGGAGGATAAAATCAATGGCAACTTATAAAAAGAATTATGCACGTGCTACCTACGACAGCAACGGTGGAGTACTGACAACCATTGTTAGTATATTCAGTACTAGCGGTGGGACTGTAATTGAAACAACGCTTAAAGGAGATCATTTAAGCAAGTCAGAGGATGAAATAGTACAGCTAGCATTAGAACAGTTTTATCAAGATACCTATCCTAATAAAGCTGAGAATGAACGATTTACAAAAGTTGATGAAAAACTTAAAGTACTAGACACTAAACTAGCTGAACTAGATAAAATGAAGAAAGAACTTGAAATCACACAAGGTTCTTTAATGGATTTAATAACACAAATGAGTGGAAGTTTGGAGGCTGAACACCATGAAGATAATTCACAACCTAAAAATACAACTGAAGGAGGTGACAGTAATGATGGCAATGTTATTCGCAATTAATATAGCAAAAGGGAAAAGAACATTTTCTCAAGTACCTAAATTCCTTAAAGATAAAGTCAGAGAATGCTTAATCGATATGGATTTAGAACATCTAGCTAAAGAGGGGGCTTAAAGCCCTCTTTTATTTTGCAAAGAAAGGAGTCTAATTAATGGAAATTACTTTACCAGAGTTAGCTGAACGCTACTACCATTTAGTACAAGATGTGTACATTCATGCATTTACGCTTGTTGTATTTTTTTGACGTGCTAACTGGAATAGCTAAGGCTTTTGTGACAAAAAAACTAAACTCAACAATAAATAGACGTGGACTAATCGAGCATATCATAGTTTGTGTGATGTGTATAACGGTTTATCCATATTTACTATATTTAGGATTTAACGAGATTGCAACAGCTTTCTTGTTATTTTTTACACTAAGTTACTGTCTAAGTTTAATCGAAAATCTAAGTGCTTTAGGAGTACCATTTCCAACTGGTATTAGAAAAAGGCTTGAAAAGTTAAGAGATGAACTGGACGGAAAGGAATAGAATTCAATGAAGAAGATTATCAAATTAGAAATTGAAAATACAACAAGAATTAGATCAACAGAAAATACGTATTGTGAAATCTATTCTCATGATAAAAACAACGGTTATTTTGAATTTGAAATAATGAATGAATATTTAACTGTTGAGAGACCTATGGCAGTTTTCAAATTTATGGAAAGTCGTAAAGTTTGGAAAACAGAAGGAGTATTAGATAAGAATAAAATTAAAGTAACGTTTGACACTGATTTAATCACACAAGAGGAAACTGTTGTGTGTTTTTTATATTTAGATGAAGATCAAAGAACTTCAGACGTTCACAGATTCAAGTTTAAAGTAAATTTATCAGAGATAGATAAATTACATGCTTATGAAACTAAAGAACGTTTTATCAAAGATACTATCATTGTAGATAGGACTGATGTTGTAACTAAAGAAGATTTAAAGGAAGCATTAAAAAATATTGAAACTGGTAATATTTCAACAGTAGGACTACTAACAGAAGTTAAAGCTGAAGAACTTTACGCTAGGAAAACTGATGCAGTAGACAACACAAACTTTGAGTTAGTTAAGAACAGAGTACTAGCGTTAGAACTTAAGACTGATAAGGATACAGTATATGATGATAGCGAAGTAAAAGAAAGACTTACAACTCTTGAGAATAAACCACCTGTAGACTTATCTGGATATGCCACTAAAGAAGAATTAAGGACTGTTAGTGGTAGTCAACCAACAGTTGACACTTCACATTTAGTGACTAGAGATGAATTAGAGGCTAAAGGATATGTAAAAGATTTATCAGAGTATGCTAAGAAATCTGAACTATACAACGATAGCGATTTAAAAGCACGTGTGGAGGTTTTAGAGCAAAAAACGGATAAAGACACCGTTTATGATGACACACCTCTTAAAGAGCGTGTAACAGCTCTTGAAAGCAAAGCCATTGAAGGTGGAGCTTATGACGATAGCGATTTAAGAAATCGTGTTGTAGCGTTGGAAAGCAAAGAAGATAAAGATACTAAATATGACGACACAGAAGTAAAACACAGACTTACAGAACTTGAGAATAAGCCTGCGGTTGATACTTCTGTTTTTGTTACTGAAGAAAAGTTATCTGAGAAAGGATATCTTACTCAACACCAGTCACTAGAAAATGTAGTTACTAAGGAAGAGTTAGAAAGCAAAGGTTATTTAACAACACATCAAGATATTAGTAATTTAGCAACTAAACAAGAGTTAGCTAATGCGGTAACTAAGGATGAACTAGAAGCTAAACACTATGTTACTGAAGAACAGTTAAATAACAAATCTTACCTAACTTCACATCAAGACTTATCAAACTATGCTCTAAAATCTGAAATACCACAGCCATACAACGACAGTACACTAAATGAACGTGTTACAGCGTTGGAAAGTAAAGCGATTGAGGGCGGTGCTTATGATGACTCAGATTTAAGAAATAGAGTATTAGCACTTGAAGGTAAGGAAGATAAAGACACTAAATATGATGATACTGATTTAAGAAATCGTGTTACTACTTTAGAAAATAAACCGCCTCTTGACACTTCAGAATTTGTTACTAATCAAGCGTTAGAGAGTAAGGGATATTTAACAACACATCAAAGTTTAGATCATGTGGTAACTAAAGATGAATTAGTTAGTAAGAGTTACATCTCTGATGTTAGTAATCTTGTTACTAAAGAGGAACTAGCAAGCAAGAACTACTTGACAGAACATCAACCTTTGACAGAAGTTAATAATAGATTAGATGTGTTGGAAGCTAAACAAGATAAAGACACAGTCTATAATGATAGTGAGTTAAGAGAACGTGTAACTAATCTTGAGAATAAACCTAATGTGGACTTAACAAACTATGTTACTAACGAACAACTAGAGAATAAGCACTATTTAACACAACATCAACCATTAGATAATCTTGTTACAAAAGAAGAACTTAACAGTAAAGGTTATGTGACTGAAGAAGTGTTAAACGGTAAAAACTACTTAACAGAAGATGTGTTAAGTACTAAAAATTATTTAACTCAACATCAAGACTTATCAAGCCTTGTGACTAAACAAGAACTAGAGAATAAACATTATCTAACAGAACATCAAAATATATCTCATTTAGTGACTAAAGATGAATTAGAGACTAAAGGATATTTAACACAACATCAATCTTTAGAAGAGTACGCTAAAAAGTCAGAATTATACAACGATACTGATATTAAACAACGTTTAACAACGTTAGAGAATAAACCTAACATTGACACATCAAACTTTGTCACTAATGAACAATTAGAAGGTAAACATTACTTAACAGAACACCAACCACTAACACATCTTGCTACTACTAGTGATTTAGAAGTATTAAGAAATATTAGTGTGAATAAAGCTGAGTTAAGTAAAAAAGTTGATACGACTGAATACAATTCTTTTAAAGATAGTGTTGTAACTAAGTCAGAATTAGCTGAAAAAGGTTATATTTCAGACTTATCAAATTACGTAACTAAAGAAGAATTACATGAAGCGACAGAGATTGATTATTCAAATATTGTCACTACTGATGAGCTTGAACCTTACGCTAAGAAGTCAGAATTACCAACACCATATAACGATACTGCTTTAGTTAGTCGTGTAACAGCTTTGGAAAGCAAGCAAGATAAAGATACAGTTTACAATGATACTGAAGTTAAGCAACGATTGACAGCTTTAGAAAGCCGTCCGACAGGTAGTGGAGGTTTAGGAACAGAGGACGTTGCGACCTATACTAATAATATAATTTACGTCCCTAACGGAAATATAGTTTATGATAAAAACTTGAAAAAATTATATGTTCCAAGATGTAATGTGCAGGTTGGTAAAACAAGTTATTGGTGTGATGCTCAAGAAGTATCAATAAATGGTAGTGCAGGTTTTATCGTTTTTAACAAAGCACAAAAAAGAATAGTGGGCGGTTCTGTTAACACTACTAATGATGTTTTACTAGGTTATTATGACAATAATATCGGAAACTATTATCTGAACACATTTAGTAAGGCTCTGAAAAAGAAAAAGATAGCTTGTTTAGGTGATTCAATAACAGAAGGAGCTAAGGCTAACGGTTGGCAATGGCACAGATATATCGATAAGTATTTTAAAGAAAACGGAGTTGAAACAACAATAGTAAATCTTGGAATAGGTGGTACATCTGTATGTACTTCAAGTTATGTTAGTGCTAGTTTGCAACCTTTTGTAAATAGATTGAACACAATTCCGACTGATGTTGATGTAATTGTGATTTTCGGCGGAACTAACGACTGGGGGAACAATGCTACGTTAGGTGCTATCTCAGATACTGGCACAGAAACGTTCTACGGTGCTTATAAGCATATGTTAGAGTGGTTTGCTAACAATAGACCAAACGCTAAAATTTTAACAATAACACCATTAAAACGTTATTACAGAGGTTATACTTCAACATGGACGAATGCTCAAACTACAAGGAATACTAAAGGTCAATTATTGCAAGATTACGTTAGAGCAGTAAAAGAAGTGTCTGAAATGTACGCTATACCTTGTGTTGATTTACACAACGAATCAGGACTTAATCCTGTATTAGATATAGTGAGAACTAAATATATGGAAGATGGACTACATCCAACCGCAGAGGGTAATAAGAAAATGTATCCTATTATCTTAAATAAATTAAAACCATTAGTAGAATATGACTAGGAGGATAAAACAATGGAACAATTACAAGAATTACAACCAGCGTTAGTATTTTTAATTATAACGCTATTAGGCATGTTAGGTAAGTTTTTAAAAGAATCAAAATTCTTTCCTAATGAAATGATACCTAATATTTTAGGAGTGTTAGGTGGACTTATAGGAACTATCCTATTCAAAGACCCTACAGCAATTACACTAGGTTTTAGTGCAGTTGGTTTACACCAGTCTTATAAACAGACTGTAGGAAATAACTCTAAAATTGATAATTCAGAGAAATAATGCTATAATCTAATTATCAATCCCCCCGTTCCTATATAGGCAGTTACGACTGACACGGGGGTTCTTAAATTAGCGTTTAAACGGATTAAATACACAAGACTAGGTTTATAATCTAGTCTTTTTTATATTAATTAAACAAAACGGAGGATAAATAATGGTATTACTTAAAAAAATACTAGACTTTCTAAAATCAGAAGTTAACAAACTTCACGATTTTGACGGATACTATGGTAGCCAGTGTGTTGACTGGATAAACTACTACTTATGGACTTTTTGGAAGATTAGACTGTTCGGAAATGCTATTGATTTACTAAACAATGCAAAAGAACAAGGCTTACAGGTTATCTACAACGCACCTGGAGTTAATCCTAAGGCAGGAGATGTGTTTGTTATGAGTGTGCCAACACACCCTTACGGTCACACGGGAGTAGTTCTAGAAGATAGTGACGGATATACGATTAAAACTATAGAACAAAACATTGACGGAAACGCAGATGCTTTAACTGTTGGAGGTCCAGCAAGATATAACGAACGTGATTTTACTGGTGTAATCGGCTGGATAAGACCACAAATTGATTATTCACAGGAGGAACAACAAATGACTTATACTGAAGATACTACTTATTTAAGACAAACACCTCAAGTAGGTGTAGCACCATATAGACAAGTGCACGCTCACTCAACTGGTAATCCTAATAGTAAAGCTAGTGGAGAGGCTACTTACATGGCAAATAAAGACCTTAACAGTGGATTTTATACACATGTTGTTGGGAACGGTAAAGTCTACCAAACAGCATATGTAGGTCAAGGAGCTTGGGACGTTGGTGGAGGTTGGAATAATGAGACGTTCGCAGCAGTTGAGCTTATTGAAAGCCATAGAACATATGAAGAATTTAGGGCTGATTATGAAATTTATATTCAGTTGCTACGAGATTTAGCCGTGCAAGGTGGAATTCCAGTAACTGTTGATAGTGATAGTCTAGAAGGCATCAAAACACACTTTTATTGCACTTACAACCAACCTAACAATTATTCGGACCATGTAGACCCTTATCCTTACTTAGCTAAATGGGGAATTTCTAAGGAACAATTCAAGAAAGACGTTGAAACTGGTATTATTTCTAACGCACCAACTAAGGTTGAATTAGATGTTCTGGATAGCAATACTAACCTTGACAATAGGGAGCAACCTTATTATCGTGGTTATTTAAGCGAAGACTACTACCTTGAAACTGAACCTAATGCTAACAGTACAGATAAGGAATTCATGGCAAAAGGCACTGAAGTATATGTATACGAGAAGAAGAACGGCTGGAGTAGAATTGGTTCAAACACTAGCAATCAGTGGCTAGAAGATGAATATTTAGTTGAAGCTAGTTTATTCTAGATTGATTTTAAATTATATTTGTGTTAATATATAAATGTCCTTTCAACCTACAAATAAAAGGATAAAAACACTTACAAGCCCTCACTTTTAGTGGGGGTTATTTTTTATGCAATTTTATAAAAAGTTTTTAAAAATCTCTTGACAATATACCTTATATAAGGTATAATTAATAATGTAAAGGAGGTGAGGTAGTGAGTAACAGAAGAAATAAAAAAACAGACTCTCACAAAGACAAGATGCTCGGCTTAGCAACTGTGTTAGCTATCTTAGAAATAGTAAACACAATTCTTGAAATCTTTGAAAAAGTCTGTAAATAGACCATTAGGGAACGGAGCTTACAAAAGCCCCTAGTACCTAAATGTTTACTCACATTATATCATGAAAAAAGAAAAAATACAAACTGTGATTTTAGTATTAGGTATATTCGCCGTGATAATTTCAATTATCTTAAAACTTATTTAGGAGGTTTTACAATGATAGATCAAGCAATTAAACAAATAGAAGAATTATTCAACAGTGATTTAACTGATTATAGAATTTCAAAAGATACAGGATTGACACTGAGTGCTATTCAAAATTATAGAAGTGGTAAGTATGAATTAGAAAATATGAGTTTTAAAGTAGCAAAAAAATTAATTAGATATGCGGAGGAATTAAAAATGAGAAATTATGATAAAATGATGATAGTAGTAAATGAGTTAGTATTAGAAGAAGGTGCAACAGTGACTTACTGGACAGAAGATAAGCCTAACGACTGTACTTGTTGCTATTCAGTAGAAGAACTAAAAGCACATTTAGGAAATATGGATGAAGATGAATATGAAAAATTAGTATTTCAAGTAGACTATGAAGAAGATGAAGATAGATCATATCAATTCTATATAAGTGAATATAAAGCGGTGTTAGATGGAGATAAATTCACACTTGATTGTTTACACAACAAAAGATAA